ATGAAGATCGCCGAGCTGCTCGATCAGGTGCTCGCCGACTCGCGGACGCGACTTTCCGTCGAGACGCACAACATCGACCAGACGCCCGCGCTCGCGTACGCCCGTTCGCTCTGGGCGCTCGAGGCCGACCTCCGTCAGCTTGTCGATCGACTTCGTGAAGGAGCTCTGCAGTGAAGCGCAGCGTCGACGCCTACGCCTCTTACGGGATCGCCGTCTTGGCCTTCGCCCTTAGCTACAGCAAGCTCGTGGATCTTGCCGATCGTGCCGGGTACAGCGAGCACATGGCTCAGCTCTGGCCGCTCGCGGTGGACGGTCTTGCCGTGATGGCAGCTCGAGCCGTCATGCGATTGAAAGCCGGGCGGGGCTTTGCGTGGGCGTTGCTTGTCGGCGGCACGGTTGTCTCGATCCTCGCGGCGATCCTCGGCGCGATGGTGCCGCCGGGGCCTCTGCCTCCGTTCGCCACCGCGGCGGTGACGATCATCCCGCCGATCTGTCTGCCGCTCGCCGCACACCTCGCCCGCAAGATGCGCGATGCGGCACCGCAGGACGCCGCCGTACCCGAGGCGGATGCCGCGGCGTTGGAGATCGCCACACCCGAGGAAGCCGTCTCGACCACCGCGGTGTTGCCGCAGGAGACGTCCGCCGCACCGGAGCCCGAGGTGTCGCACCTGTTCGAGGTGACCGTGCCGGCCGCGGTGCGGCAGCCGAAGGATGGGGTTGTCGCCGCGGTTGTCGATGCCGCACCCGATGCCGCGGCGAAGAAGCGAAAGGTCGCCACATCCAGGACGTCTGCCACACGCCGCAGCGCCGATCCGGACCTCATCGCCGATGCCGTTCGACTCCTTGCCGCAGGTACCTCCTACCGCGGCATCGGGCGAGCGCTCGGCATCGACGATCGAACAGTGAGGCGGTGGCGCGACGACGGGCTGTTGGCCGCATCCTGATGCCGCGGCGGTCTCCGGTCAGCTTGTGATGGCAGGGGACCGCCAGTCGTCGGCGTCGGCTTCGTGCACGGCTTCCTGGAACTCCTGCATTCGGCTCGCCGCTGTTCCGCAGGGCATCCACAGTCCGTCCGGAGTCAGCATCACCTTGTAGGCCAAGAGGTCGTCGATCTCGAGCCGGTCGTTGTATCGCAAGCTCAGAAGTCTCGCCGCCACGGCGTTCGCGAACTCGCCGTAGGGCTTGAGCGCTTCGTCGATCTGGTCTTGAGGACAACCTTCGAACAGGTAGGTCTCGATGACGAGTTCGCTCTTGGCGGGAATCCATGAAAGCTCCTGCCCATATCGAATCCGCCTGACCTCCGTGGAAATGAACGTCCACCGCAATCGAAGGTCGGACCATCCGCGCTGCCAGTCGATTCGGCTGCCCATTTGTATCCGGAGCGTGCCCAACGCTTCGTGCATCGCGCGGTGATCCTCAACGACAGCGTCGAAGAGTGGCCGAAGGTCGATCGTCTCCGAGCTAAGACGGTGCTCGCCTTCCTCCTTGTCCTTCCGTAGCTCGGCGTATGCCGCGAGAGTGTTCAGGAGCGTCCGGGTTTTCTCCTCGACCGCGGAGCCCCACTCCAATCCGTTGTCGATGATCTGCTGCTCGACGTTCTCCTGAGCCGACTCGCTGAAATCAGTCCATGCCCGCTCGGTTGTCCTTCTCGCAGATCGTCTTTCGAGCCGAGTGGCGTTGTACGCGGTGAACCAGCCGATCAGGATTACAGCCACGGGTATACCGAGGAGAGCGCCGACGAGCGACGTCATCACATTGACGAAGAACCCCTTGGCATCCCACCAAGCGGTGTTGCCGAACACCAGCGTTCCGGAAATCAGGCCGAGGGCACTCACCGTCAGTGCGACCGCAGCGATGCGCTTTGCCCACCGGGGAAATTCTCGCCAGAACTCTCTGAAATGCACGGGCGAACCGTACCCCGACCAACGCGGGAACTTGGCGGTGACCTGCCCTTTTCATTGGTGTCGAAGGTTTCAGCTCCGTACCATGGAACTCGGCTCGTCGCCCGCCCGGTCGCAGCTCTCGCGGTCGGGTCAATCGCCTGCAGGAGTGCTCGTGCTCTCTCGTTCTGTCTTCTTCGTCCCGGTCCGCAATTGCCTCTTGCTGGTGGGAGTCGCCGCGCTGATCGGGTTGGTACTCCCCGGTAACGGGCTGGAATGGTTCTGGGTCTCCATCGGAGTGGCGTTGGGACTAGCGGTGAGCAGCACTTATCGGCGAGACTCACGGACGCCGCTGTGTGACTGGGAACGGGGTGCTGGTCCTGCGGACTGACTGGTATTTTCCTGCATCGACCGTTGGTGCAGGAGAAATGAGGATCCCTGAGTGACTCTATGGCAGTATCTACTCCATTTTCGTCCCTGGGCGAGATGGGCGCTCTCGATCTCCATTGTGTCCGGGTCGGTTCTCCTCCTTCTTGGAGTCGGGCTCGACGTCCACGATGCGTGGGGCGGCATGGGCTTCTCGGTCAACGTGATGTCGGCCCTGACTGGCGCTCTATTCGGGGTGCCGGTCGCCGCTGTCGGTCTCGCGTGGTTCTCGACGACTAATTCCGACCAATTGAGACGCGACGAAGTGGCCAGCCTGACTGTCGAAATGTGGGAGGATTTCGCGAGCGCAGTGATCGCATACTCATCGCCTGCGGTGACACGGGCACTTGAAGAATCCGCGATCACGGTCCGCGATGCCTTCGCCGAGATTTGCAGGATACAGGAAGAGATTCCAGCATCGCACGACCAATCGACCGGGTATCAACGTCTGGTCCTCAGTTGTGGGCAGACTGATGAAGCGTCAGCGCTGGCGAGGATCGATCGAGAACTCGCATCGATTCGGTCGGCTCGTAAGCACATTTCGGCCTCTATCGAGGATGAGGGGCATGACTCCCGTGAGTGGCTTGTCATTCGCGACAAATGGTCTCGCCTTACATCCGAGGTTCGGATGCGGCGTGCAGGTGAAGGCCTCGGTTGGATGGACCCGGAATCAGACAAGACGCTGACTGTCCGCCTCCGTGCATCGGGTAGCCCACTCGAGGCTTTCATGCATGCCGACCGCCGAGTCGGAGAGATTGTCGACGAGTTCGGAAAGTTGGTAAAAGGGGGCGATCTCCGGGGCATCGTCGACCGTTTCCGCTCGCAGACTGCTGGACTGCGGTTCGACGCGTCGATGTATGAGAGTGTGCGAACGTCGGCGTTGAGCGTTCTAGCGGAGATCCGTGACACAGTCGTTGCGGTTGGAACGTCTAAGTGGCCCCCTTCCAGTCGGTTCACGCGAACTGAGTCGAACCGGATCGGAGTCTGGGACAACGCTGCAGTGGTCGTAGCCGGGTTGGCCGTCGTGGTCCTCGGATCCGTTGGGTTTGCGATCTGGATGGTTGTGGATGGTGCTGGCCCGAAATCCTCAACTGCTTTGCCCCCGCCGGTTGCCACAGACGCGTCCGTCGAGGAGTTGGGGAGCCTCGCAACGCGGCCTCAAATGGCGACTAATTCCCGGGGAGCCATCGAACTTCGGTTCGGTCAGCGAGCAGCACTCGGCTGCGGCGACACGCTCGCGATGGGGTGTGACCTCGAGTTCGTCATCGGTGATCCGGTCGAACTACGTCAGTGCAGTAGTCGCAACCAGCCTGAGGCGGGCCGCCTGATTGCTCTGCCAATTTCGATCGACACGAGGCTGGGGTCTGATCTGTCGAGGATGTCGGGCATGTGGGATTCGCGCGGATTCTCGGTGGTAAATGCGAGTGGGGTTACGATCGCCGCCGCGGCTTCCTCATCCCGAAGTAACTGTGCCGAGTCACCGAAGCCGATTCCGGACACGATTGCACCGGCATCGCGCTATGAGGGGTCTATCGTCTTGGACGTACCGGACGACGCCGCAGCGATCCAGTTTCACCCTCGCCAGTCCGACGGTGGCTGGGAGTGGACTCTGCGCTAGGCGTGCCGGCGCACTTCGGGCAGGTTGGGGCGGCGTCGGGCTTGCGATCGGCGATGGCTCGGTAGCCGATCCAGCGTCCGCCTAGGCCGTCAACCACCTCCCGAAAAGGCGAAAGCCCCCGGCTCAATATGTACCTGAGCCGGGGGCGATGTCTGTCGTGGTCCGTTAGTTGAGGCGACGCATGTGCCGGTTCGTTCGGTCGGTGATCTGGCCGTTCAGTTCATCGGCGACGTCGTGGACCGACGCGTACGCGCCGTACAGCCTCGGGATCAACATGATCAAGAGGAGTAGTACATAGGTGATCAACGCGACGGTGATCGCGGCAACGACGCCACGGAGAGCCGGAGCGCCTTCGTCTCCTAGTGCAATTGCGAACACTGCCACGATCGTGGCCGAGATCGAAACGAGTGCGGCAACAAGCACATGCGCGACACTTTCGTCGATGCTGTCCTTGTCGGGTCGGCGATCGACGTCGTCGCGGTCATACCATTCGGTCAGCTTCAGTCGGAGCGTGGACAGCTGAGTGAACACTGTCAGCAGAGCGCCGGTCAGTAGGCTGAGTGCGGCCACGATGATGGCAGGGGAGGTCAACTGCACCTGAAAACCGAACATCGTGATTCCGGCCATCAAAGGAGCTAGTACCAGCACAAGTCGAGCGACCTTGTCGGGCTCAGGGGCTTCCCCGTCCCTTGCAGGCTTGGACAACCCCTTCCAGTGTGCGTTGATCACATTTGCAACCGAGAACCGGTGTAGGGACATTCCCACTCCTCCCTGGACTCGATCCAGCTAGCCTCGTCTTCGTCTTACCACTCATCCATCGCGAGCGTGGCCCCAACGGACCGACGGATCCGCAGGATCTCCACCTTCGTCCGCTCCCTAAACCGGAACTCCGATGGTCGTTCATTCCCAATCGGGTAGAAGAAGATCTCAGGTACACGACTTGGACTGATGTGCTGAGGCCCCGACTCGGTGTCCATCACCACCCACCCGTCGTCGAACTCCAAGCCAGCGAGATCGGTGCCCAACACGGACGCCAGTTCCTTCGCGTACTGCGCGTCGGATCCATCCTCCTCCATGTCACCGACAATCGCTTGACCCACAAGCTGAGTGACTGCAGCAGACTGATTGCCGAAGACTGCTGCCTGGATACGAAAGCGTTCGCTGCTGCGCTGGCGAGATCCCTTCACAGCCTGTTGGACCAACACCACAGTGTCAGCGTTCGCCTTCTCGATGTACTTCTTCAAGAGGGACGGGTCCATGGCAGGCTTCGCGACCAGTTTGCGCCAGTCGGGATTTGTGTACCCGTCCGGGTCAGTTGCGGAGTCCATGATCCACCGACGGAGCCACTTCATGAAGTATTTGCTGGGACACGCGTTCGAGATCTGTTCGAAAGCCATCATGCCCTTCTCCCCGGTGGTCGGGGCGAAGAGCGCGACTCGGTAGATCCTCGTCGGTGCGATATCGGTGAGGTCGATCTCCTCGCTAACGCCGTCGGTTGCAGGTAGGCCCTTGTCTTCATCCTTGTGCCGGCCGTAGCGGAGCCCAACCAGAAGGCAGTGATCTCCGACGCGCTCCACGGACTCAACTCGAAAGACCGGGCGCTGCTTCATTTCGCTTTCAGTCAGCGGTCGAGCGTCAGGACCGAGCGGGAAGCCCCATTCCGGCGTCGACTTGTGTTCGACCAGGACGCGCTCGATATCGTCGAGGCTCTGGTGTTCGGTTTTGTCGTCGCCGAGCTTGTACTTCCAAGGTTGAGGCGTGCGCCCGTCCCGTCGGACGACCGTCAGTTCGTAAAGCTTGAACCCGTAGCTGGTCACCACGCCCCCGCGGCTAGTCGGGGCGAGGACCTGTCGCCTCGCCGATCATGGGCATTCTGGCACATGGACAAACCGGCCGGTCCGAGACAGCGCTCTAGGGGCTTGGAACTTGTTTGCGGTCTCTACGGCGCGGCTCGCTCTGCGAGCTCGATCATGGTGGGTCGAGGCCCTGATCTGTGTAGAACTCGTCCATCTCAAGCTGCCAGAGTGCGATGTGCCAGGCTGCGGTTTCATCCATGCCTAGTTCGACGCCGACATGTGCCACTTGGTTCCATCGACGACGAAATGCCCCGCCGATCTTGCGATCGGCGGGGCATTCGTTGTATTGCCTGACCTGCGAAACTATAAGAGTTCTACAGCAATTCAACATCAACGCTACAGAAGTTCAACAGTTGCAGGGGTTTTGGAGGACCGCTACGTTGGCGTGCGTCATTCACCCAAAGGAGGTTCGTTATGTCGAATACGAAGATCGAGGTTCTGGCGGAGCTTAAGATCAGGATCAAGTCCACGGATCCCGAGACTGCGCTTGCTCGTGTCGTCCCCTTCGGTTCCGTGATCGAGGACACCATCAGCATCAGGAAGCAGCATCGTCGCTATGTTGAGTTGTGGCACAAGGTGAACGAGGCTTCCGAGGGCGATCCGGTCATCGCCGAGGTTGCCGCGGAGCTGGGTCTCTAGCGACCGGAAGCCCCCACCCTCGAAAGGGGCAGGGGTTTCCGTCACGCGGTCGGGGTGGTCTCCCAACCGGCCGAGTACCGTACGGCGTCGTTTCCGTCGCGGACCTCGCACAAGAGCCAGGTGCCCTCGAGCATGATGGTGATGGTGTGCCCCGGAAGATCTGGGAGCGTAATGGTTTCCACGGTGTTCTCCTACGAGACGACGGTCCACGAGATGAAGGTGTTTACGCCTGCGGTGACGGTGCGATAGCCGGAAGTGACACCGCTGTGTCCGGCGGCCCAGAGCGAGAGGGTGTCGTTCGCGTTGAGGGTCACCGTTCCCGTGAGCGTCGCACCGGTGTTCCCGTTCGCCACGATCTCCGTGTCGTTGCGGACGACCCAGAACTGGACGAGGGATCCGACCCCGCCGGATGAGAACGTCACCTTGGCGCTGTAGCTGACCGTCATCGGAGCACTCGACACGAGCGAATCGTTGGTGATGACCGTCTGTGGGAATCCGGAGCGCGAAGTCCACGAGGTGACCTTGGTGGCGTTCGCGAACGTGACGGAGGAAACCGCGGGCAAGGCTTGGGTGCCGACCTTGTCCATGCCTGCGGGGAGTTTCGCGAGCGCCGCGGTACCGGTGATCGACGCCGTACCCGCAATCGTGCCGCTAGCGGATGCGACGGCGCTCGCTGCACCCGAGATGGTGGCGTTGCCGGTGAGAGTGCCGGTGAGCCGAGGTCGGGCGTAGCCGGTGATTGACGCCGATCCGGCAACCGAGCCCGCAAGGCGAGGTCGCACGTAACCGGTCATTGAGGCGGTCCCGGTGAGGGTGCCGTTCAGCTTCACCGTGGTCTTGGCGGAGGTGGTCGTCGAACCGGAGACTGTGCCCACGGCGTTGGCCTTGGCGGTCGAGCTGCCGGTGATCGTGCCCGTGCCGGCCAGGGTGCCTACCGCCGACGTGCGGACGCTCTCGACCACGCCCTCGATGGTCGCCGTTCCCTCGAGCGTGCCCTCCGCCAAGCCGGGCACCTGCGGCACGAGTTCGGCCGGGAGGACGAGTCGGCGAGCCGCGAGGCCATCGAGAGTCAGGACTCGTTCGCTGGGTTCGGGCAGGGTTAGCGTTCGAGATTCGGGTGCCGACAGCCGCAGCTCCCGCGAGGTAGGAGCCGGGAGGACCATTCGATGCATCTGACCTCCTACGGGGTGAGGCTTCCCGAGTAGACCCAGGAAGAACCGTTGTACTGGAATAGATCCCGGCTGGGGTACATGAAGATGTCTCCCGAAATCATCCCGATGACGTCGCCGTAGTCGGAGTGCTCGGAGTTCGAGAGGTACCACCGGCTACCGCGCTGGGTACTCAAAGAGACTCCGTTGAGGGTGATCGATCCCTGGACGTCGAGGCTGCCGTTGATGGCAGTGTTCCCCGCGACGTCGTTGATGATCTGAGTCGTGCCCGGTGCCAGCACATTCGGCTTGTCGTTGTGGAGGTTCATGATGGTCGTCTTGCAACCCGCATCAACCTTTACGAAGGCCGTCGCGTTTGCCCTTGGCGTCGTCTCGGAGATGCCGATCAGCGAGATTCCGATGGCACCGCCGGTGATGTGAACACCGACTCCGTCTTGTGCGAACACCCACCCACCGGTCACGGTGCTGCCATAGCCTCCGGTGAACTTCCACGCGGCTGTCTCGCTGCCCTCGGAGCCACACCCGTTGAAGGTCAGGCCGATCCCGTTGAGGATGTCGTACGAGATCGTGTTGTGGTCTGCCGCGCACGCGTTGAATGCCATGTAGCCCATGGTGTCGATGCGGTATCCCGATCCGCCGTTCGCGTTCGCGAAGCAGTTCGAGAGTGTCGTGCTCGTTCCGATGATTCCGTTCAGGCCGACGAGGTTGAAGCCGTTCTGGCCGTTCTGCTCGCAGATGACGGTGTCGAAGTGAGAGACGATCGAGTTGGAGACGTAGACGCCGTCTCGCCCGAAGGTGCGTACGTAGACGTCGCGGATCGAGAGGTAGTTCGTGGCGTTGTTGTTCAGGCGCTCGAGCATGATGCCGGTGCCTGTTCCGCTCGCGGCCCCTGGCCCGACGACGCGGAGGTTGTGGATCGCGAGCGTCAGGATGTCGGTTCCGGCGAGGCCGTGCTCGTTCGGCGTGACCTGATAGATCACCGACGACGAGTTGTTCTCACCGACGATCCGGAGAGCGTTTCGGAGTTCGATCGCCGCGGAGATGAGATATGTGCCGCGTGGGATGTAGACGGTGCCGCCTACCTCGGGCAGGGAGTCGATCGCGGCCTGGATTGCGGCGGTGTCGTCCGTGACAGCGTTTCCAACCGCGCCGAAGTCGCGGACGTTGACGCCGAAGACCGAAACCTTGTCCCGAACCCGGGCATCAACAGCGGCATCGAAACCGGTGACGTCGACCGGCAAATGGGTGTGGACCGCATCGGCGCGGCTCGCGACACCGTCCTCGAGGTGGTTGAGCCTGGATGCGGAGATCGGTGTGCGGCCCTCCGGACCGTTGGTCCAGGTCTGTTTGTCGTACGGCACGCGTCACGCTCCGGGAAAGAGGTCGTCCGAGGGGGAGAGGTTCTCGGAGGGGAATAGGACATCCGGTCCCGGTACCCACACATCCGGAAGGAGACCCGCGGGGAGTGTGAGGACCCCCGTACCGCGCCATGGGAGCGTGAGTGTCCGAGGTGTGGGAGCAGGAACGGTGAGCCGCATGGTCAGGCGATCGACAGAGTCGGGGAGACGATGATCTGGCTGACCGCGGTGACGGTCGTCGAGTTCAGGGCGATCTTGGCAATGAAGTTGCCGCTCGATGCCGCGGACCAGATGCCCGCCCACGCGTACGTGCCCGCCGGAACGGTGATCGTGACGGCGGAACCGGTCACGGTGCCGTCTACCGTGCCGCCGGTCCAGGTCGTCTGGACGCGGGCGTAACCGCCGCCGGTTGCCTCGGATGCTCCGGTCGTACCGGGATCCGCGGTGTGGAGCGAGATGTACGAGCCGAGGGTGCCGAGATAGATCGCGAGCTGCTCGCGGGTACTTGCTACATCAAGAGCCATTACTGAGCACTCACTTTCGGGTCAGCTTGCCGAGCGCAAGGCAGCGCTCGATCGAGGGGTTGTCTGCGTCGGAGGGGTTGGGCTGCGACATCATGAGGCGGTATCCGCCGGGAGCCGGGATCGCGTCGGCGACGGTCTTGTTGACCGACCACTTCGCCGTGGCGGTGGTGTTATCGACAACCGCAGGCCAGGTGGCGGTCTGGACGGCATCAACATCCATGCTGTCGTAGAAGACGAGCGCGATGGTGGTGCCCACAGGGAACGTGTTCACGGGGCCGTCGAAGGCGAGTTCGCGAAGGAAGTCCTCGGTCGCGGTGAGGATGAGCGGGACGTTTGGAGGCTCAGGCCCCCAAGATGTTTGAGCCAATTTGGCACCAGCTTTCTGGCGAGATAGACGAATGAGGCGGCCCCGACGAGTCGGAGATTTCGTTGGATTACGTTCCGCTGCCCTCGCCGGTATCGCCGGTCCCCACATTGCGCGAGATGTGTTGGACGGTGAGGCGATTGCGGTCGGGGCCACCGAGGATGCCGCGCATGGCGGCGATGGACTGGATCCAGGCCTGCACTTGGTAACCCGCATCCGGCACCACGACGGAGCAGATGTTGGTCGATGTGATCTGCCTGGTTTCGCTCACCCGCGCTTTCGTCCGCGAGAACACGCTCCCATCCGGTCGCAGGACTCGGATGTGCCACTCGATATCGCCTGTAAGGATGTCGATGTAGTCGAACCACAACTGACAACGGATGTCCCACAGACCCTTGTCCTGCAGAATGATCCGTCCACTCTGGAGTCGGCAGCCCTGCATAGGGCCGATCTGGTTGGTGAAGTTGACCTGACCGGTCTGGTCGATGCCTTGGCTTGTGTTCGCGTAGGCGGACCCGTAGTCCAACAACGGCGACAGCAGATCGGTTCGCTGGTTCAGTAGTAGCTGCCCGTCGGTGAAGGTCTGGAACTTGCCCCAGAAGTTGTTCTGGGCGTCCTTGAATCCACTGAGGGAAACATCCTTGAGTAGACCTCGCACGGACGCTTCGGTGACGTCCTGACCGAACTTCGATCCGACGACGTACGCGCCGTCTGGGCGAGGAGCTCCGGGAGCGGTCATGGGCTACACCTCGTCTTTGAGATCGTCTGGGATGGAGGGTGGATCACCGAGGCGTCCGCTTGTGTCCCAACGAAGCCAGTCGCGGATGTTGCGCACGGCGACGCGGAGGAGTCGTCGAGATTCGAGCTCGGACTCCTCGAGCCGCTTGGTCTTTGCTTCGAGTTCGGCAACTCGCGTGCGAATGCGGTTCGAGTAGGCCAAGGAGAGCGGACCCATGACTGTGGCGACCGAAGCCGCGATGGCGATGATGACCTGAGCTACGTCGTTCGTCATTCGCCCGACTCCGGATCGGCCGATGCGGAGTGCTTTCCGGTCGGCACGTTGAAGCTCGCGAGGCCGGATCCGCCGACGCCGAGGACCGCGGCGACGAACAGAAGCCAGGTCTGTACGTAATCAGATGCGAGGAGGCCATACCCGACGAGGAGCGGGGCTCCGTACTTGATGGTGTTGTAGATCCATTGCCGCCGTTCGGGCGTCAACTGGGGAAGCTTCATTGGAGTCCTTCGAGCTTGATTGCGCCGGAGGGGTGCCAGAGGAGCGAGCCGCGCTCGAAGTCCTGCCGCCGTCCGCCGTCGGGTGTTTCGTATTCGTCGCTCGTCGGCCATCCGAGCTTGGTGGGGCTGCCGTCGGCATCGCGTACACCGCCCTCTTCGATCCAGCGACGTCCGATGACGCCGTGGCAGACGAAGCCGGAGGTGCCGTACCGGCGGGCGATAGTGCCGCCCTGGAAGCTCTGCAGGTCACCCTCGTCGCGGTAGACGACGTGGTACCGCTGCGGGTAGCCGAGGAAGCCTTGCTCCCACCGGTTCCGTGCCCACACCTCGTAGACGAGCGTCGGTACGGGGAGCGATCCGGTGTCGGGGTGCCAGTAGATCGAGCCGTGCTCGAAGGCGGCGTAGCGTCCGACGCCGTCCGCGCACGGGCGTTCGCCGTCGAAGAGACGCGCGCCGAGCCAGTCGGAGAAGCTTCGGGTGTGGTCGATCTCGTTGCGAACCGGGAGTACCTTCGGGCCGTCGAGGAGTTCCTGAATGTCGGCCCGGAACTTGTCCATGTTCAGCCCGCCGGGATCCCACTTGCCTTGTGCCGGCCCAGCCCATTCCTTGTGCGCGATGACGCGGGAGGCGTTGACACCGAGCTTCGCTGCGATCGCCGCGCAGATCTTCGCGTAGGCCCAGTACTGCGCGGAGGACCAGCCTTCGGTGCCGGAGTTCTCCGCCTCGATGCCGATCGTGATGGGGTTCGCGTTGTTGGTCGGGAGTCCTGGCCAGGAGCCGTTTCCGGCGTGCCATGCGATGCCGACGCCGCAGATGGTCGCATGACCGTTGCGGGCGAGGTGGATCTGGGACGCGAGTCCGAGACTCGGATGGTTGGCGATTGCGCCGGGTCCGGGATTCGAGCCGACCGGGGCTCCGGTGTGGTGCGCGACGACGCCCCACAGGTTGCCCATGTCGCCGTGACCGCGGTCGTACGCGCCGGGGAATACGCTGACCCTGACGCCTGCCGCGGTCAGTACGTCGGCGAGCCAGATGGGATCTGCCATTAGACGTCCCTCCACTTCCGGAGGATCTGGTCGCGGGCCTTTCCGGTCATCTCGAGCGAGATGACTCGTCGCCGTTCCGCGTCGGAGACAGCCATGAGGTAGCCGTTGACCGTGCTGGGGGAGTACTCCGCGGGGTTGAAGTCCCAGACGGCGTCGGCCTTGTCGATCTCCGGCTCGGGAGCCTTGAGGAGCCCGGTCTCGTAGAGCTGCTCGGCGATGACGACCTGTTCGTTCGGGGTGTACGCCGACACGTCCGGAATCACGACCGGGTCGAGATCCGGCTCGTCCAGGTCCGCCCATCGGGCCGTCGCGTTCAGGGGATGCTGTGGACCGCGGTGCGGCGGTACGAACTTCTTGACCTGAAGCTCGGGGTGATGGCGAAAACCGAGATCCCAAAAGTGCTGAGACCACTCGGGAGAGATCATCGGTGGCGGGGAGAACGTCTGGTTGGGCGCGAACGGCAGGCTCACGAAGGCCCACTTGAAGGCGTCCCGAGGATCGTTCGGGTCGCAGGATTCGCGGGTGGGGATTGACACGAAACCCTCCTGGGCTAAGTAACTCCGAGCTCTTGAAGGAGGCCGCGGATGTCCTGGAACTTCTCGAAAAGTTCGATGACGGAGTCGTTGTGTTGGCGCTCGCCGATCTGGATTTCCCAGGTGGGCGGCTTGTCTCGATCCCAGGAGAGGGTCAGCTCAGACACGCGCTCGACGATGATTCGTCCCGCCATCGACTGAAGGGCGAAGCCCACTCGGTCGCCGACGAAGAAGTGGCCGAAGCCGTTCTGGCCGATGCGCCACGGTGCACCGTTGGCAATTCGCACTGCGACCGAGTTGATCTCGCGGGTCTCCCACATGCCGGTCCGCATGGCGAGGAGCCAGGCGAGGGTGTACGCCCGGTCGGCTCCGTCCTGGAACCGCTCGAAGTAGTGGAATGCGCCGAGTTCGTTCGCGCGCTGTCCATTTCGATGCTTACCGAAGGCCCCGAAAACGTCCATGAAGATGGGCGAAATCAGTGCGTCGGCGATGCCGCCCACAGGCGGAACGCCGGGGATCATGGCCAGGGCGTCACCTGCCATTTGGATGGTCGCCCGGATGGCTTCGTTGATTCCGGGCATCGAGTGTCCGCCCGCAAGCACACCCACCGGACCGGCAGGTTCGTGGATAAACGTGGACTCCTGGATGGCGGTGTGCTCGCCGTCTCGGAAGACGACTGCAGGCATCGACGGCTCTGTACCGAGTGCACCTGGGGTGTAGTAGGAGCCAGGAACGTTCGGGTCGTTGACCGTCTCGAGAGACTGGTCGACGCCGTTGCCGCCGATGTTGGCGAACTGGCGGATGAGTCCAGCGAAGAGGTTGCCGCCGAACGAGGTTCCGGTGTTCCAGCCCGACTTGTCGACCAGGTCCCAGACGATCGTCCCGTGGCGGAGGTTGGCTCCGGGCCATGGCTCCGGGTCTCCGTCGAGGTGGCGCCGGTACTCCCACGAGAGTTGGGCGTCCGCGACGGTCTTTCGGGAGACCTCGTGCATGTTCTTCATGCGGGAGTGGACGATTGCCCCGACGCTGGTATCCGGGGTGAGATCAGGCTTGACGACCTGCGTCCAGTCCGACTGTTCGAGGTCGAACCATCCTGCGAGGTCCATCGGGTTGTTCGGGAGAATCCACGCACTTGTGTTGAGCCGCAGGAGATTCATGTGGAGTGTGGTTTTCAGGCACCAGCGTGCCTGTCCGAAGATGACCCACTTTGTCGGGAACTGAATTTCGGGTGGAAGCCACGGGTTCGGGAACACCACGATGTTCTTGAGTTGCTCGTAGTCTGAGAGAAAGGTGACGCGGACGAACCGTCGTCCCTTGTCGTCCGTGACGAACTCGAAGCGCTTCATCGTTCCGGACCATCGAGCGCCGTCGGCGTCCGCGGTGACGATGATGTTCTTCTTGCGCTGGTCCGTCGCGATGATCCACTTCGCTAGATAGTGGTCGGCAGGAATCTCGATGACGCCGGTACCGGTCTCGTTGTCCACGAACTGAAACGAGGCGGAGTTGAGTTGAGAACAGACACCGCGGAGGTTCATGTCGCCGTCCCAGAGACGGACGAGGGGAGGCGTCAGACGACGCTCGCGATCAGCTTCGAGGCGGTGCGCGATCTCGCTGAACACCGCGTCGAAGTCGATGGTGGGGACTGTTGCCATTACTGACTTCCGATTGCGCTAGACCAGGGTTGCGGGCAGCGGACCTGAATGCCGACGCCCGCCGGGGCCTTCGTGACGGACACCGGGATCTGGGTCTTCTTGGTCCTCGCCGGTACGGGGTAGAGGAAGACGACGCCGTTCATCCGGAGGTAGATCTGGGTGTCGGTGCTCGAGGTGACCTGCGGATCCTTGGCGGAGTCGCTGGTGTCGATCCGAAGGTGTTCACCTGCCTGCAGTGCGGGCATGACGATCTGCCGATTGGCGTCGGCGATCGCGCGTCCGAATCGGTCGTCGCCCCATGAGCGATCGGGGATCGTCCACTTCGCGCCGGTCGCCGCCTGCACGACCCACTGCAGCCAGATGTCCTGGTTGGTGGGGTTGTGGACGGTGACGAAACCAGTCGCGATCGATCCGCCGGTCGTGTCGGCGGTCGAAATCCACTCGGACGTCTTCGTTGTCTCGTAGTAGAACGGATCCGCGGCGATGAGCGGTGCGATGACAACCAGGTAGTTGACGCGGTTCGGATCCTTATCGACCACCGGTTGGAGATTCGACTTGAGTCGGACGTTCAGCCATCGCCGGGAGTTCTGCGTCGTGAACCACAGGCGAGCATCACGTTTCGTGGAGAGGGACCGCTGAAGGTGAGTGAGGTTGTCTTCCACCGAAGCGTCGGCGGTGGCCTTGATCGCGATGGTCAGCGTGACGTCGCGAGCCGGTCGACGTTCGCCGACGTAGTCGGCACCGATCTGGAACGCATGCGAGGTGTAGATAGTTTCGATGGGCTGCTCGATGAGGTTCGGAATGTCACCCTCGGCGAGGTAGGCACCGTGGTCGCCCTTTCCTGGTCCGGCCAGAATGGTGGTGCGCTTGCCATCCCATCCCTCGAGCTCAATGAGGGTGTCGTTCTGCATTCATGGACTCCTGGGGATGACCACGCCACGAAGCCCGCCGAGGATGTCTCGACGGGCTTCGTGCGGGGTAGAGGGGTGAACTAGAAGGAGAAGGCTGCAGACTTGGCCTTCTGGTGGGCCTGCGCCGTGCGAAGCACTTCGTCGAGGTCGGCGAGCACCGGATTGTTGATGTTCACGGAGTTGTCGACGGTCGTGACAGTCGGATCGGCAGCCTTGAGCTCCTCGGCCCGGAGCTTCTCCGACGCCTTGGCGTAATCCTGGACCGCTTGGCGATACCGGTTGTCGGGGTCGAGAAGACTGCCCTTGAGTCCGAGGATCTCGAGGCCCGCGTCGGCCTTGATCTCGCCCATGGATTCGCCGAAGGTTGTCAGGACGCCGTCGAGGGTTTCGATAGCCTTGGGAGCTGCCTCGAGAAGCTTGTCCATCAGCTCGGGGTCGATCTTCGCGAGCGTCTGATTGAAGGCCTCGAAGAGCATCCACTGGTCGTTCGTGAGGACGGCTTCCGGCTTGCCGGAGAGGTTGACACCGATGCCCTTGTGCGGCAGCACTCCACCGTTGTCGAAGAGGTTGCCGACGAGGTTCTTGGCGCTCTGCCAGGTCGAGGAGAGTGCGTCACCGAGACCGCCGACGACACCGCCGAGGAACTCGGAAGTGACGTCAACACCGTGGTCGAGGAACTCGGGCGGGACGCCGAGGTACTTCGGTGGCGGAGCTCCGATCGCCGAAGTGATCCCGTCCCTGATCGGCGACACGATCGCACTGAACGTGTCGTGGATCTTGTCCTCGATGAAGCCGCGCTGCTGCTCGGGCGACGGGCCGACGCGACCAGGTCCACCGGATTGAAAGAAGCCGTTGGCACCGATCGCAAGGTGGAATCGGCCTGGACTGACGCCGTCCCATTGCGGATCGTCTGCGCCGGCCGCTGGGCCACCGTAGGCGACGTACCCATGGGCACCGCCAGATTCGACGTTGACCGCGGAGTACGGGCCGACCGCCGAGAGCGTTCCCGCGGTGTGTCCACCGCCAGGTCCACCAGGGTTGTCGTGCACGCCGACGGAGAAACCTTCGCCGAGACCGGGCACCCACGGCTGTCCGCCGGGGAACGATCCCGTCGCCCAGGACCACTTGCCGTCGCCGCCGTTGAGGATGGCGTCGGCGATTGCGGACATGTAGCCCGAGCAGTCCTCGAAGCCCCAGGTGTACGGGTTGCCGTTGCGCATCTTCGCGGCACGGTGGCCGTTCATGAGCTGCTCGTGCCATGGCTCGACCGCACCGCCGTCCTTGTAGGCCGGTAGAAGCTGATCGAACATGCCCTGGGGATCGACGTTGCCGAGGCCGCGGAGGCGGACTTCGTTGCCGTAGCGGTCGACGTTGCTGCGTCCGAGCTCGGAGACGACGCGACCGTTGTCCCAGGAGAATGGGATGCCGCGGGCGATCATGTCGCGGATCGCGTAGATCGCGTTATGGCCACCGGCCTTCATGACCTCGGCCGCGGTGACCATGTGCTCACCGCTCGAGCCCCACATCAATACATCGTCGGACGTACCGGTGCCGGGTCCGCGGATCGCGCCACCGGTTGCGTGCTCCGGAATCTTGTCCAGCGGGCTAGCGGGATCGATTCCAGGCAGGAAGTCGGCGATGACGTTCCACGCTTTGAGAATTCCACCGTTCCAGACGGTTTCGATCAGGAAGTTGATCGGCTTGGCGAGGATGGACCGGAGGCCGTTCCAGATGTTCTCGACACCGCGGACCACGTCTCCGAAGAAATCCTTGACCTTCTGCAGACCGTTCTTGAGTCCGTCGAACGCTTTGAGGACGATGTTGTCGATGACCCACTGAATGCCGTTGCCCAGGGCATCCCAGGCCGGTTTGATGATGGAGTTCCAGATCCAGGAGAAGAAGTCTCCGACTCCCTGCAGGGCGGCCTTGAGGCCGTCCCAAGCCGGTCGGATGACGTTCTGCCAGACCCAGTCAATTCCGGCACCGAGACCATCCCAGGCGGGCTTGATTACCGAGTTCCACACCCACGTGAAGAAGTCGCCGACCGCCTGTAGCGCTGCCTTGAGACCGTCCCATGCGGGACGAATTACGTTCTGCCATACCCAGTCGATGCCCGCGCCGAGGCCTTCCCAAGCTGGCTTGATGAGCGAGTCCCATACCCAGCGGAAGAAGTCGCCTACGGCCTGGAGACCGGTCTTGAGCGCCTCGAAAACCGGCTTGATGACCGACTCCCACGCGAACGAGATCGCGGTCTTGATCGCGTCCCACACCGTCTGAACGATGTTGCGGAACGTCTCAGAGTTGCGGTACGCCAGAACGATTCCCGCAACAAGCGCGGCGATTGCCAAGATGATGAGCGAGAGTGGGTTGGCGTTGAGGGCGGCGTTGAGGAGCCACTGGCCCGCGGCCCATACCTTGGTCGCTCCGGAGACGATCTTGCCGATGGTGTTGTACGCCCCCGCGGCGACTGCTGCGGCACCCCACGCGAGAGCCTGTCCGCCGAGCGTGAGCGCCATCGACGCGAGAGCAGGGAGCAGAGTCGCGGTGATGACACCGGCAACCGCGAGGACAACGTCCTTGTGCTGGTTGAACCACCCGATGAGGTCGGTGATCTTGTCGACGACCTTGCCGACGACGTCGAAGATTCCCTCGAGCGCTCCGACGAAGATCGGGATGACCGCCTCGCCGACGTCTCGCAGGACTCCGCCGACCGTCTGCAGGGCAGGCAGGATCGTCGAGTTCCAAACGTCGTACAGATTGCGGGCCGTGACGCCGAGGCTCTCGAGGAATCCAGCGAAGCCGGTCGAGGTGACCTCGTCCCCGCCGTCCTTGAACGCCGACACCATCGCGGTGAAGCCGCCCTTGATTTCGTCGAAGATCCCGCGGGCGAGACCAGCCGCGTCGATGATGGCGTTCATCCATGGGAGGTCGACGTCTGCACCGTTACCGGTGAAGGCTCCGATGAAGAGGGCGACGCTGTCCTTCACCGCGTGGAAAGCAGGCCCGACCACTGCGCTGATGCCGTCGTAGATTCCGCCGAGGCCGGGGAGGATCACGTTGCTGACGAAGTTCGTCAGGCCCTGCGTGACGGTCCTCTTGAGTGACTCGATCTTCGACGCGAGGTTGTCGTTCAGCGTCGTGCCGAGCTGCTCGGCAGAGCCTCCGAAGCCGTCCATCGCTCCGCCCGCGTTCGCGAACGACTTGAGGAACTCCGGGATCTGCTCCTTGTTCAGGTCCTCGAGCGGCGTTCCGAAGAGAGCGACCGAGGCCTCGGCCTGCTGCGCCGGGTCCTTGATCGCGAGTAGGCCGTTGACCATCTCGCCGAAGGCCTTCTTTGCAGTGTCACCGCCTGCGAGGAGTCGGTTCTGGATGTCCGCCGCACCGAGGCCGATGCTTTGCAGGGCTTCGACGGCTCCGGTATCACCGAGATCCGTTGCCCGGATGCCGGTTTCCTTGAGCGCGTCGCCGACCTTGTCCATCGCGATCTTGCCCTGATCGGACGCGTTCACGAGGACGCCGAAGGCCTCCTGACCGTTGAAACCGATCGAGGAGAAGAACGACCCATACTCGTTCATCAGCTCGGGGATCTCGGCGCGCATTGCCGCCGGTACCCGCTGGAACGAGGAGGTGAGAAGGTCGTAGCCTTCGTCGGCGTTCTTCGCCAAGCCCTCGCTAATGAGCTGGTTGACCGTCTGGGCTGACTCGGCGACGTCGACCTCGTACACCTTGGCGAAGTCCATCGCCTTCTTGGTGACTCGGTCGAGGGATCCGTCGTCGAAGTTGACACCCGACTTGCCGAGGGACGAGAACACCGCATCGACCGCGGTTGTGACGTCCCCCATCGATTCGCCGTAGGCCTGGGCGTAGATGCGCCCCGCGGCTTTGCCGGCCTTGGCAGAGTCCGCGGGGTTGAGCCCGAGACTGGCCGCCATCTTGTCGGTGGCAATCTCGTTCTCCATCGCGCTCGAGAGCGCCTTGCCGAGGGCTGCGCCTACCGCAAGACCGACACCTGCAACCCCGGCGAGCATGGCGGTCTTGAGGCCACCGGACATGTTGTTGCCCATGCCTTGACCGGCATCGTTGCCCTGCTTCTGGGCCTTGCCGAGGGCCTGACTGATCGCCGGGCCGAATCCGCGCATCTCGGGGAGAATGCTGAGATATGCAACGCCAAGCTCGACAGCGTTAGACGCCATGAGTCACCGCCTCACACTGTGGAATTGGATTGAGAACTCACCACCCGAGAAGGGAGTCGAGCTCGTCGATATCTGTTGCTTCGCCGATGACCTGCTCGTCCTCCGGCACTTCGAAACCGGGACGCGGGAACGGCTTCGGTCGATTGCGACCGTGCTGCCCGTCCTTGGTCTTGAACCAGACGAGAAGCCTCAAACTGTCGGCAATGTCTGCCGCGATGTATGCGTGCAGGTCCCAGAGATGGTCCGGATTCGCCGCTCGGACCAGTGCCGAATTTGGGTCGTTCCCGAGCTCGCCGACAATGACGAGAAGGTCACGCCAGGTGAGACGGTCCGAACCGAGCCAATCCAGGCGTAGACCCATCCGGATCAGCTCGTATTCGATCGGCCCCCCGTACTCCCGGAGGAGAACTAGGAGGCCGTGGATTCCCCCTCGGAGACTCCCGAATCGTCGATCCACGCCTGGAAGAAGTCGCCGAACTCCTCGGGGCTGAGGTTGTCGATGATCTCGAGTGTCGCGTCGTCGGGCACCATCGTCTCGATGAAGATGAATGTCCGGTCGAGGTCGTCGACGGCCTTTCGCGCCTTGCGGATTGTGCCGGGCTTGAGAGTTGCGAAGGACGGCATGTTGATCGTCTCGCCCGCCTCTGTGGCGAACGTGAAGTCGTCCTTGTTCACGTTGTCGGTCTCGACGACCTTCTTGGCGACGGTCTTCTTGCGGGGAGCGGTTGCAGCCATGGGGATCTCCTTGTGGAGTTGAAAGATTGAAGGATGAGCAGCCGGGAGGGTGGAGCCCGGTGAGGCGGGCGGCTGCAAGACCCGCCCCACCGGAGTTCGTGGGATTACGTGGTCGAGAAATTGCCGTCGTTGTAGTAGCGGTAGACCTTCGTGCCGGTCTCGTCCGCGTAGCAGTTCAGCGTCACCGTGAAGCCCTGCAGGTCTCCCGCGACCATCGGGAGTTCCTCGACGGAGCCGATCTGTCCGTTCGGCACGACGATGCGCTGGCTTTTCGGACCGGTCTTCATCTCGAAGACCCAAGCGCCGTAAGGGAGCTCGGATCCAGTCTCCTTGACCGCGATCTTTGTACCGCTCGACGAAGTGGCAGCGGTGACGGTGACGTTCTCCACGCCGAAGACGGCCTTGAGGACGTCCGGGTCGAAGACGCCCAGCAGGGTGAAGCTGAACGAGGCGCTGTGGCCGGACTGCAGGTTGGCGATGACATCGCCCGCCCAGTCGCGCTTCTCCTCCATCGAGCGCTCGCCGCCGGGCTGCAAGCCGTCCTCGCCGACGTAGCCGAGCTTGACGAAGGACGCGTTGAGAGCGGTGGTGTCGTCGACCGGCAGGACAGTGCCGAGAGGAGCGTGGAGGATGCCACCGGTCGCCTTCGGCTTTCCGGCAGAGATTGTGTGAACGGAGTTGACCGCCATTGGTCAGACCTTCTTTCGAGAGTTGGAGGGCCGCGTCGGCTCAGACGTCTCGGAGGTGTTTTCCGGGTCTGTGACGGGAGCGGCGGTGGGGGAGGGCAGCTCTTCGGCCACCCATCCGGCAGCGACCCAGTCCTGGGCCTTGTCGTTCGGCACGTCGTACTCGACGCCCGCGACCGTTGGATGTTTGACGATCATTCGAAAACGCGTCCTTGCGTGAGAAATTCAGCCGTGAACTGGAAGCGCGATGTGTTCTCGGCGAGAGGATCGGGAAAGTTGACCGGAGTCGATGAGGTACTCGCGGTGATCCACCCGTCCTGAACCTCGATGTCGACGGCGTTGAGGAGTGCTCGAACGAGACGAGCGAGATCCGAGGCCGGATCGTCCTGTGGAGACCAGCATTCGACGAGGACGCCAGCGTCTTCGTGGAGGACGTTTCGGCGAGTGCCGCCGAGCCCGGAGATCCGGACCATGTTCTCCGGCCTGTCGGTCGGTACCTTCGAAGCGACGGTGACCGTCATCGATCGGGCGTCGAGTTCCGCCTGGACGTGCTGCACGATGGCGGGCTCGAGATCGGGGAAGATGACAAGCTCGGTCACGATCCACCTCCCCGCATCTTTCGGACGAGGGTGTTGTTCTTGGCGTTGTTTCGAACGGCCTTACCGTTCGACGTGACGACCGCACCGCGAGAACGGCTCTTGCCTTTGGAGACTCGGGCGACGTATCCGCCGTCGGAATCGTCGTTGCAATCCGCAGCGATCCGGTTGGCGTGCTTCTCGAGTTCGGCTTCGACCTTGCTGCTCGTGAGGATCTTGGTGAAGCTGCCCGGCTTGATGGTGATCTTCGGCTTCATCAGCCCTCCACTCGGCGGAGGTTGACGAGGATTCCGGGATCCCAATCGGACTGGCCGTGATCGAAGTGCGCGGGATACCCGATGACCTCGTACTCGATGCCGTCGAGGACGACCTTGTCCTTCGGCCCGACGGGGAAGTTGCTAGGTGCCGAGAGTTCGACCTCGACGACCACGTGGTCGCGGCCGGCAACCTTCGGCTCGCTCGACGACACCGACATCCACCCGAAGACTTGGTGCGACTCGGCGGGGAGCCAGTCGGTCTTCGGGTTTCCGCGGGAGTCCTTGCCGACGACGGCGTACTTGCGGAGTCCGGCGACGTGCCGGAGCTTGAAGAGCGTCATCACGCCTCCCAGAGAGGGCGGTCGCCGGTCAGATCGACGCCACAAGAGCAGTACGTCGCGCCGAACACGAGCGAGCAGATCTCGGCGTGCGCGCCGAACCGGCCTTGAGGAGCGGTGTCGATCGAGAACACCTTGACGTCCGTCTTCTTGCACAAGTCCTTGAGGAGCTTGATATCGCTCGGCCAGAGGATCGGCCTGCGAGGCTGAGACGTATCGAGCGTCTGGGACATCGACATCGACCCGCGGGTCTCGGTCTGGGACACGATCGCGCCGGATCCCGAGTCGTGCCGCCGCAGGATCGCTTCGCGCAGGATGGCCTTGACCGCCGCTCGGTGCGGGAAGTCCGTGGCAGCGATGCCAGGAGCATGGGCCAGGGCGAGGCCTTCGGCGTCCTCGATCATTGCGTCCGCCTTGATCGGGTCGATCACGGCGAAGGGCTCGAGGTCATCACGTGAAATGAACTGACCCATGTCGGCCTCCTACTTCTTCGTGGACCGTCGCCGAGGAGGCCGCTTCGGGGCGGTCTCTTCGACGGGCTTGAATCCTTGGGGGATAAGGCGTTCGGCCTTCTCAGGCGACACCGCGACGCGCACGCCCAGTGGGCTGATGAGCCGAATCACGATCACGACTCGTCGACGGCGTTCTTGACGACCGCGAAGGCGTCGAGGTCCATCACGGCCCAGCCGTAAACGACCTCGGCGCGGAGGGCGATCTGGTTGCTCGCGGCGAGGTCGCCCAGGCCGTCAGGATTACCTGCGTCGAGCTTGCGGACCGCGATGTTGCGCTGGACGCCCCAACGGATCTGCGAGAAGTCGCCGACGATCGCCTTGACGCTCGGGTTCGTGGTCGCGTAAGCGCCACCGGCAATGGCCGCCTCGGGCGCGGAGACGGTGCTGGACACCGAAGCGTTCAGACCCTCGAAGTTGGTGATGTTCGTGCCAAGACCAAGATCCGGGAACTTCTTGCGACCGTCGGTGTAACGGGCAGTCGCCAGGGTCCAGGCGTACGACGGATCGAGCGCGATACCGTTCGGCGTGAAGCCATCCGCGACGATCAGACCGGCAGCGGTCTCGACCTCGATGTCTGCGCCCTTGTTTGCGTTGGCCGCGGTGCCGTCCAGGATCTCGACGACGTTGGTCGAATCGAGGATCTTCGCCGGGGAGCCGCTCAGAGCCTTACCGTCGATCGGGTTGATCGCGTGGTAGATGCCGAGATCCAGCGCACGAGCGAGAGCCTTGCCGACCTCCTCGGACAGCTTGGCGAGAACACCGAGCTGGTAGTCCTCGTCTGCCCACTGGACTTCCTCGTTGAAGCGGAGGGTGACCTGAGTCTTCTTCGGGGTGATGGTCTTCGAACCGAAGCCGACGTCACTGCCGACCTTGGTTCCACCCTCACCGACGAACTGAGCCTTGGGCGAGGTCGTGAAGGTCATGAGCTGGGTTTCGCCGAAGAGCATCGGCTCGGAGCCGGAAAGAGCGGCGACGGTCGAGCCGGTCGAAGCCTTCGACCAGATTCCGGAGGCGAGGTGCTTGGGGAGGCTGAAAGCCGAGGTAGCCAAAGAGGCCATGGGGGTTACCTTTCGGAGACTTATCCGCCGAAGAACTCGCGGACGAAGGCGAGCTCTTCATTCGGTGTGGCGGTGGGATTGGTGCCCTCGCGGGGCACGTGATTGCCTTGCTTCTTGCGGTCGGATTCGCGGGAGGCGAGCCGCTCGGCCTGCTTGGCGAGCGTCTCCTCGTCCGATCCCGTGAGGAAGAGATCCGCGTCCTCGTCGCTGATGCCGTACTTCGTGGCGATGCGGAGCTTGAGTGCCTCGGTACGTGCCGCATCTCGGTCACGCTCTGCGGTCGCGAGTGCGTCCGAAAGCCGCTGAGATTCGGTCTTGTTGGCGTCCTCGATCTCGGCGAGTCGGTTGGCAGCGTCAGCGTTGGTCTTGGCCTGGGTGCGGTACTTCGCCGCCTCGTTGTTGGCCTTCGTCAGCTTCTCGCGAGCCCATTCGGGCAGAGAGTTTGTGTCGTGCTGGTTGTCGCCCTCCTGGGGCTCGACAGGCTCGACGGGCTGGACGGTGTCGGACATTCGATCTCTCCTCGGGGAGTGTTGGGCTCCTGGCCCCGGTTGAATCGCCCACAAGAGGGCGGAGTCCCGACCGCCTGGGTCAGGAAGAATGTGATGGCGTCATGCCGATTTCGGGCACGACGCATCGCCGGAACAACATGGTGTTGGTCCGGTTGAAGTGGGGGAGGACTACATGTTGGTGGCGATCCAGGCCTTGATGCGGGCCTTGTCGGCGTCGGTGGAGTTCCGAAGGCTCGGGACGTACGGCTTCACCGGAACTTCGAGGCCTTTCCAGGCCACTGTCGCGACGCAATTGCAGTCGTCGTGAGACGCGAAATTGGCTGTGGCCTTCGTGAACACCTCGCCTCTTCCGGCGATCATGACGCAGAAGGCACATCCGCTCGAGCTAGCGACGCGCTGCCAACCTGTAGCACCACGGTCCTGAACCGACGAGTAAGAGATCGTGTCCCGAGCAACGTCGGAGATCCTGCGCTGCAGTCCGCCGTACAGGCGTTGACGTACCGCCGACCAGTCGACCTCGTCGGACGGCACGTCTTTCCACGGTGCTGTCGCCCATCCGGCGAGAGCGTGCTCTCCTCGGTCTGCCGTCTCGGCAGTGATGGCGCGGAAGCTACCGCGGATCTCGTTCTCCTCGCGGAGGTCGTCATACCAATCGGCTGCCAAAGCTGCAGCGGCTTCGCCGTAGACGTCGACGAGTGCGGGAAGGAGGTCGTGGAGAGCTTGCTCCGCCTCGACCGCGGTCTTCACCGAGGCCCAGAGGGCATCGAGGTCGTCGTTCGCGATTGCCGCGAGTTCGGCGATGCCGGTACGAAGATCACTCGTCGACGGCATTCGGATCCACCACCTGGGTGTCCGCGTTCGCGGTCTGGTTGCGTGCTTCGGCAGCCTGCTTGAGGGTGTCGAGAACACCTCGGCCGGCAAGTCGACGCTTCTCCGCCAAAGCGCGCTTGATCTGCTGCTCGTTGAGGCCGAGCATCTCGAGACCGACCTCGGTCTCTGCGAGCCACGGGACCGCGGAGATCTGCTTCATCCCGGCGTCTGCCTGGGCAGCGCGGGACTCGAAGAGCGGCGAGCGCCACTTGGTGTCGATCGTGCGCCACTCGGTCGGGATCTCGGAGAGCCCGTTTCGGATCGCGAGCCCTCGGATCATCGATCGTCGGAGCGGCTGGGACCAGTCGTCTGTCGCACCCTCGGCCTCGGACACGAGTTCGTGCTGGGCAGCGTTGTACGACTCGGCGCTCGTGGGGTTCGCGAAGTCGGTGATCGCCACCGAGGTATCGGGGAGGTTGGACTCGCGGGCGAACATCTTGGCAATGGCGTTCAGCTGGGCCAGGTGCGGTTCCGGCGAGGATGCCGGGAACTGCTGGACGGAGGCGCGCTCGAGTCCAGGGATCGCCTCCTCGTCGTCGGGAATGGCCTTGAAGCGTCCGAGCATGATCTGCCAGTTCGCCTTCTGGGAGCCGTCCTCGTTGACGAACATCGACTCGTCAGCACCGAGGAGATACATTTCGGGGAACGAGTAGACGTCCGCGTGGCCTTCCATCCGGATGACGGCACGAAGCGCCGCGTCCTGCAGGCTCATCACGGGTCGGGAGATTCGGGACATGCCGAACGGGCGACCGAGTCGGGGCTTGTAGACCATTGCCTCCACTGGGACACCGAAGTCGTGCTCGGAGCGTTCGACGTGCCACTTGTTACCGTCGTGCTCGGCGACGATCGTCTCGTTGTGGAGGTAGATCGCCATCGAGCTCGGCTTGCCCTCGGCATCGCGTCCCGCGATCGACAGGAGGTTGTCCATTCGCCGCGTGCGTGCGTTCCAGTCGCCGGTCGCGTTGAGCGCGTCCTTGGCGTGGACGAGCGCCTCTGGCTCGCCGTCGCCGCCGCGGGTGTTCACGAGGAAGCAGACTCCGTGGATGAGTCCGGACACGATCGCCGAGTTGGTCTCGCTGTCGAAGAGGTTGTCCTCCCAGACCTCGCGTACGCCGAGGCTGTCGAGATCGCCGTCCGCCCAGACGAATCCGTCGAGGTTGCAGCGCCGGGCGAGGACATCGACCGCCTTCGAGGTCCATCCGAGGACGAGGCCCATCCGGTAGTAGATCGGCGGAATGACCGTTCCGACCTGGCGGATGGCGCGCCTACCGTCGTAATAGCTCGACCTCAAGATGTTCCGGCTCGACTTCTGGTTGAGCTGATCGAGTAGTCGATTGACGAGTGCATTCTCGTCGTCGGTGACGTCGGGAAGGTAGATCCGGTCTGTCACATCACCACCGCCCTTCGTCGGCTAGAGGTGCGGGCACGTCCGCCGGAACGGCGGGTCGATCCGCTTGATGGCTGACCGGCGTCGTCGGCGTCGGACTGGACGCTGCGGCTCGGCCGCCTGGTTGTGGAGGCTCCGAAGAGCGCAAGGGTTGCGGCGACGAGAGGGGCGATGTTCACCGTCTCGTCCTTGCGGTTCCAGCCCCACCCGCCCGCAGTTCCGATGGGCCGCTTGCGAGCGCCTTCGAGGGCGTCGTCGACAGCGTCTTGTCCACCGTGGGTGAGGAGGTCGGATTGGATGGCGTCGACGAAAACGCCGCACGCCTTCGACATGTCAGTTGCGTTCGTCTGGTTGACCATGACCCGCTTGTTGCGGAGCTCCTGGATCAAGTTGTTCGCCGGGGAGATGCTGTCGATGACGACGGGCATCCTGCGCTTGCGCCTGACTGCCTGGACGATCCAGGACACCGCGGCGTTCGGGTCGACACCGGCCCACACTTCTTCGATATGGGACGAGTCGCCTTCGCGCCAGCATGCTGCGATCGAGATGTGCCGGTCATGGGACATGTCGACCGCCAGCGCGTCGGGGAGAACGTCGAAGTCGGGACCGACGTCGGCGAGCTCCTGCCACACCGAGGCCTTGACGACCGCCTGGTGTCGAGTGACCTCGTCCCAGATGCCGAGCGCTTCGCGTTCGAACGCGCCAGGGGTCTTCAGCGTCTTCTTCAGTCGGAGGATTGCACGGGCGGAAGTGCGGTGCGGGAAGGAAGGATTGGCCTTCCTCCACTGGTCTCGATCTGCGGGATCGCAACCGCGGTCCGCGGAGAACTCGATGTAGAGCGTGCCGTCGGATTCACCGTCGATCGCTTCCTGGCGGAGTGCGGTGAAGTGCTCACCTTCGTTGTCCGGTGTCGGAGGAGTCCCGATGACGAAGATGAGGGGGTTCGGCGAGGCGGTCGTGGTCGGAACCAAGTCGTCCACCGCTCGCGAGTGGAGGTGCTGACCCTCGTCGAACACCAGGACGTCGATCTTGGTTCGGCCTCGACCGGTTCCTGTTGCACGAGCGTTGAACTCGATACGAGATCCGTTCGCGAATTGGATTGTCTCGTTGCCGTTGGCACGTGTCACCTGTGCGATGTGCGGGGCGACCTTCGGCATCTTTGCAATGCCCTGCATTAAGCGGAAGGTCTCGCGGGCAGTGCTCAGGAGGTGTGCCGTTCAGAAGACCTTGAGCTTCGGCTGGTTGATACACAACGCGAGAACGATTGCACCGATGAGGTATGACTTTCCGACCTGCCTGGGGACCGATATCACGATGGTGTCTGCTGCGTACTTGCCCGCGGCGTTCTTCGCGAGGATGAGCCGTCCGGCTCCGTCCTGCCACTCATCGAACTCGATGCCAACCTGGTTGCATGTGTTTCGGACGGCAGGCCATCCGGTCGACACGATCCCGTCGGGGTGGATCACGTGTCGGGCAAGTTCAGACAGCCGAGCCATCGAAGTCCTCGTCTGGCGTGTCTGCAGCTTGGCCGATCTCGTCGTCCGACAACTTCCGGTCGATGAGGTCGAGATCGTTCATGACCTCGATCAGTCGCTTCGACAGAGCTGCCAGGTCTCGTGGTGGAGTCTCGGGGTTGCCGACCGCGGAGGCGAGAACGGTTCGCATCGCGACGAGGACGTCGCGACGACTGCCCTCAGATGCCGCTTCCACGATGGTCTTCGGAGGCATGGCTCCTCCTCTCGGGAAGAAGGCTCTGGTCTGTGGAAAAAAATTCCGGGGAGAGACGGTCGCCTACGCCGGAGGGGGCGACTGGGAGCCGCGGAGGGGGACCTCCCCCTGGCTCCGCCAAGTGCCCAGGTCAGAGGCGTTTAGTCGCCGCTCCACCAGTCGCGCTCGGTGACCCACTGCCGTCTCGGATCGAGTTCCGGCGGCAGGTTCGCGGCCTTGGACGAGTTGCAGGCGCGGTGAGCCGCGGCCTTGTTCTCAAGGGTGTCCTCGCCGCCCTTGGCGAGCGGGATGATGTGGTCCACGACGAACTCGCCGGGACTCATGTGCGGAGCCGAGTAGTCGATCGGCTCACCGCAGATCGAACAGTCCGCTCGGGTTCGGGCGATCGCCTTGCGATGCTTGTCTCGAGTTGTTGTATTACGTAGGGCCACTCAGCCGTCCGCCTCACCGTCGTCGTCGATGCGCGTCACGCAAGACCACGAGTCGAAGACAGCGACGTCGTTCACACCGTCGGCGGAGTGGACGTGCAGACGTCCGAGTTCGTCGTCGATGGTCCAGCTCTGCGAAGTGTGGAAGTCGAACGAGCACAATTCGTTTGAGACGGCGACAAATACGCGAAGACCCATGTGCTACTCCTTGATGATCTACGGGCGAATCAGATAGATGAGCTGATCGTTGATCTCGGATTCGAGTTCTTGTCTTGTCATGCGTCGCCTCCGGTCGGGAGGAAGTAGGAACCCCCGCCAAGCGCGCTGCAGAAGGAGGGGCTGCAGGGTGACGGGGGCTTGCCTTCGGGCGCGCTGGGCAGCGGCAGGCCCGAAGGGAGTGGGACGCTTCATGAACCGCGGTGCGGTCGCCCAAAGAGTCGGGCAGCGTACGTCCCAGGTCTGGATACGCCAAAGGCGCGGTGCCTGATTACTCAGACAGTCCGCGCCTTACGACTCGAGTATACCAATTCCACTGTGACACTCAACTAATTCGTTGTATCACCACGAATTGTTTTCCATCGCAGGATGTCACCGAGGCGGTAAAGACCGTCGATACCCTTCTCGATTTTCCCCCTTTTCGCCCATTGGCGGACGGTTGCCGCCTTTAGAGGCTTGTATCCGAGCTTTTCGACCAGGGCCTCCGCCTGAGCCGGTGACACTCGAAGCTCTTGTGCCCGAGCAGATGCCTCAGCCACGCGCTCGTCGTCGACGTACCTCGCTGACCGCTCCGGTGCGAGGTCGATCGCACGCCAGACCCGACGAAGCGCATCGCGGAGCTCGTCCAGCATCTCCTCGGATCCAGGTGTCATTGCGAGCGCGATCACGTTCCTGTCGAGCCATCGGGCGAGGTTGAGGGTCGAATCGTCACCGTTCCAAACGAGTTCGCGGTACTCGAGTACATGGCGCACCCATCCGACCAGAACGCCGCGGAGATCCTCGGAGACGGTCGAGGCGTGTTCGTTGTAGACGACGGGGCGCTCGCGGTGACTGCTCGAGGAGATCTGCGGTCCACCGGATCCGATCCGGTCCTGCCGGGAGATCGTGATGCTGAGTTGCTCGACGAGTTCGGGAACGGTGCGGAGCGACCTGACGATCTCTCGCTGATCGTCAGGGCCGACATAGAAGCCGGTCTCCGCCTCGAATGGGTCCGACATTGAGTTCTCCTTTACGGTGACGGACTAAGCCGCCGAGGGCATTTCTGGATCGAGTGCGATTTGCTGGAAGGCTTGGACTGCGAGGTGGTGGGTGTACGCGGGCGGGATCGCCTGGGCGAGCTCGCATCGGCTCATCCACGGAATTCCCATGGCCTCACGGGCTTCGTCGACTCCGACGAAATGGCCTACGACGTGCATGTATTCGCCGGGGACCGGAGCGCGACCCATCTTGGTGATCGGAACGAGGTGTTCCGGATGGGGCGGAGACTCGAGCTTGAGCCCACCTCCAAACTCGAAGAGCCTGTGGCGGTACGTCCGTAGGCCGAACATCTCACCGCACAGCTCGATCGGATCGATGAGCGGAGATCCAGGAACGTTCTCGATCACGAACGGCTTCCCGAGCTCGAGCAGTAGGTCCCGTGTCGGACCGACGAGGTCCGGATGCTCGTTATCTCGGAGCACCTGGGCGTTCGAAAAGCGCTGGCACGGAGGACTTGCGTGAACAAAGTCGTACTCATGTCCGCGGGCGGCGAGATACTCGAGCGCATCGTCTTCGACGAACGTGAACGGATAGCGCTTCTGCGGTCTGATATCGACACCGACGATCTCGCAGGCTCCGGCCCAGGCGTACCCCATCGAGGCACCACCGGCACCGCAGTAGAGGTCAAGCACCCGCACCGGGCACCTCGATTCCGCAGATCAGGGCGACGAGCTGCCCGATGCTCGGGATCAACCAGACCGTCTCGTGGACGTCGTCAGCGGCGAAGATCGGCCTCGTGACGCATTTGCCGGCCGAGATCACCACGGTGGTCGAACCCCAGTCCAGCCCGCGGTGCCCGACGTACGAGCGGATCTCGCCGAGGACGTGCGGCTGCCGATCGCCGAGGACGTCCAGGAGCGCCAGGCCGTGAGGGCTCAGGAGCCCACGGGCGAGGACCGCATCCGCTCCGGACATCCGGCTGAGCTCGACGCTGACGCCGGTATCCGGTGCGGGGGAGACGATCTGCCACGGCTCGGCAATGATGCCCCGACGGCCAACCTGCAGTCGTACCGGATCCTCCGAGACCTCGCCGTTCACGGGAGGACCGCCCAAAGGCTATGAGCGCCCCTGCACTTCGGCGCACCGCATTGCCAGGCGTTCGCGGTGTCGAACCGACGGGCGGCTTCGCCAAGGCTCCGGAACATCGATCCGTGCGGCTCCTCGAAACACTCCGCGATGACGGCGAACTCGCCGTTGACCGACGACACCCACACCACCGCGGGCAGAGCGCACTTCGCGTACTCGAGGTGCGATCGATGAGGCCTGCCGCAAAGGCACGGGCCGAGAACGTCGATGGCGTCCAGGTCTCGAGTAGCGACGCGACGCTGTCGCCTGTCCTCGGTGCCGCTCATCGACGTGCCGCCGTGGGCTCGGTGCAATCGACGACCTTGATGACCTCATGTTCCTCAGGTCGACAATGCTCGCCTGCCGGGCAGAGTCGAGGCCCCGAATGCCGAAACGCCTGGCGGGCGTCCTGGGCGTCGAAATAGAGCGAGAAGCCGCGGGCACACCACTTCACCGCATTGGTGCGCCACTCCGGAAACTCGAGTTCACGACGCGCGTCACGAATCCAACGACCGCCAAGGCATTCGAGGTATCCGGCGACTGTCTGGTGTCGGTGCAATCCGTGGGAGCATTGCCCGGTAAATGGATCGTCCGCGATCCGCTGTGTAGTTGTCATTGAATACTGCCTGAATTCTCAATCGCGGATAATCTTCCGCGTGACCACCGTGGCCATTGAATCCATTGTCCGGTTTCGAATCCTTAAACTCCACTAAAGGTGTGCACTATTTTCGTGCACGAAAAACCCCCACTTATTGGGCGATATCGCCGAGTAAGCGGGGGTACTTCCGAGGTGGGCTAATGGTCAACCATCGGTGCCCTCCGCCCGCTCGAGCGTCCGGCGTACTGCTCGCAGGGCGTTCGCGGCGTGGATGCGATCCGGCTGGCTCTCAAGCTTCTCGATCTCGGCGGTGATGGCGGCGAAGTGGTCGGTGATCGTCGACGAGAAGAATCCCCTCCGCGGGTCAAGACTCAAGCCGGGACGAGGTACCGGAGTTGGACGCTGGCCCTTCTCCTCCCACCTCAGCTTCTCGTGCAACTCGTCGATCGGGACGGCGGGTCCGCCGATTGCAGTTGGCTTGTCGGCCTTGAGGATGAACTCCGCGAACGCATTCGCGATTGCATTTCCGAGTTGCCGACCGGCCTCGATGAGATGCTCGTTGGACATAGTGCTCCTTGGTGAAGAATGAATGAGAATCCGGCCCCCATCCGGAATTGCATCCATTCTTTCAACTCGCGACACTCCGGGCAACAAAAAGCCCCGCCTCCGGAGAAATTCACCGAGGACGAGCTGCACGGTCCATCGTCGGCATCGCTCTGGTCTGTCGGCGCGAACATGCCGCCGCGAGGTGTTGTTGCCGTTCCGCCGATCTCTGTCGCACCGCGGTGCTAATCTCCTGCTGGCTCGCGTGGGGTGCGGCTCAGGGGGATTCATCTTGATGCCTTGACGATCGCCCTGAAGGTGGTGCGTGGATGCGGTATGTCTGCACTGTTCCAAGGGGCCGAACACTTCACCATCATCATCAGCACCGCTTGTAGGAGAAGAGATGTCATTGAGGAAGCTGGCTCGATCCGCATTGATTGCGGGAGCGATGATCTCGACCGCTGTACTCGCCGTACCGTCCGCGAATGCGGAAGGGTACTACGCCGAGGGAGACGTGATCCGTACGGTCGTCACCTGGTCTAACCCCACGGGACGAGACGATTGCCTGATTTTCGAGTTCACTCGCCAGGACTGGTCTGTCGCCCGCGAGTACTTCTGCGGAGGGTATGTCCAGTTCGACCAGATCGCGAACCGTGGAAAATGGGTCGGCATGGAGCCGTCGTATCACGACGGCACCGTCTTCAACTGTGCGGTCGTGAACCGAACCAACGGGAGCGTCCTCGTGCAGAATTCCGGCGACTGGCTTTTCCACGGCCCTGGCGGAAGCCTCCTGCCGATAGCGAATCCGGGTCCGAAGTGCATGGCGCAGCTTCTCTGACCTCGCCGGTGACGTGACAGGATTTACCTGAAGGCCCGAGCCTGCGTCCTACGGCACGGGCCTTCGGCGTCTCACCGGTCGGGCCGCGTGCCCAGACCGCACCATCGGACCTGACGCCGATCGGGCCACTGGGGAGGCCACACCCCCACGACCCATTCCGTCCCCCATTCCCCTTATAAAGGGGTGGGAATGGGTGGGACTACTCATTCCCGGAATGGGTGGGAATGGGTCACGACCTGGGGATTTGATGCTCCGGAGCGGCTCCGAACCATCTGGGAATGGGTCGGGCGGGAATGGGTCGCCCAACCCCTTCCGGAACGGGTCGTCAGGACTCCGGGGTGGGGTCGGCGGGCAGCGTGGGCCAAGGCGCGATGCTGTCCGCCGCATCGGTGACGAAGTGCTGCTTCTTGTTCCGGGTACCGGGCTCGATTCGGATGAGGCCCCGCTCGTGCGCGAGTCTGCTTGCCGCGGTCATCTCCTCGTCTCGGAAGTCGACCGTCTTGTTACCGCTCATCTTGATGCTCCTGAGCCACTTGGTGAGCTCGGAGACGCCGTAGCCGGGATGACGGCGGGCACCCTCGACCAGGTAGGGCAGGAGCGTCTCTGCGCGCTCGTCCTTCTTCGCCTGCTTCTTCTGCGCCCGCTCCTCCTCGCGACCGCCAAGGCCGGACACCGACAGCCGGTGCGTCTCCGGGTCGTATAGGAGTTGATCCTCGTCGAAGTGGACATCGCGACCGATCGCCCGCATGAACCGCCGTTCGTTCTCGTCGGTGGTCAGGTTGATGATCGAGTCCGCCCAGTCCTCGAGCGCCGACGCTCCGCGGGTGCGCTCCTGATTCCAGCCCGCGTGAACGGGGAGGATGACGTCCCGGACACCAGCCTGTTCGCGAGCGAAGAGGTCGAGGTTGACCAACCACCGTCCGACCTCGCCCGAGTCGTTCTGCGAGACCCCGGTGTACGCACGTCCGAAGGGGTCGACGATCAGAGACTCGACCTTCTGCTCGCGGAGCAGAGCCGCCAGGCGGGCCTGGTCCTCTTCGTGCCCCAGGGGATTCCGGCGACCGCGGAGGTTGACCACAAACAACCTCTTGGGGTCGATGCCGACGGCGTCAGCCCACCGTGCCGCCTGGGCGGGGGAGACCTCGAAGTTCAGGAGTCCGACCTTGGCGTCCTCGGCGATCGGGACGACGTCGAAGAAGTTGAGGAAGGGATCGCCAGAGATCAGGCTGTGCGCCAGGTTGAGGACGAAGGTCGTCTTACCGGTCTTGCGTGCCGCCACGATGAGTGTTCCGCCGTCCGCGGGAATGAGGTCGGCGACTCGGTTCGGCGGCTCCTCCGGACGTTCCAGGATCTCGTCGAGCGTGCCCGCGTCGAACGGGAGGTCGGCGGTGTCGTCGATCGACCGGCGGTAATCAGCGACGAGCTTGCGGCTCTCCTCGCTGACCCACATATCGAATGCCCTGTCCCGAACCGACTTGCTCGGATGGACGAAGGTCGGAACTACCTGGGCGGCTCGCTCGTCCGCGGAAGGCTCCTCGACCGGCGGCACGAACGGAAGATCCTCGAGGTAGTCCGGACTTACGCCGAGACGTGCCGCTGGATCACCGCCGCAGGTGAAACACGACCACTCGACGTGGTCGCGTACGTGATTCACCTCGAGCGGACCACGATTGCAGGCGGGACAGACGGCGACGTCCAGGCCGGATCCGTCTCCGCGGACGGTGAACTTGACGCCGTGGGCTTCGAGGAGCTTCATCGACCGCTCTGTTGCGGGTGCCAGTCGCACCTCATTGGCCTCGGCTTCACGCGCGAGTCGCTCGTACTCTTCGCGGGCTTCGTCCGCGGCGAGGTGCGCTGCGGGCAGTTCGTCCGCGAACTCGTCGTTCAGCTCACGGAACGAGGCAATCTGCTCCGCGGTGAAGTTGTCGGCCATCTCGGCCAGGGTTGCCCATTGGACGCGGGTGGATTCTTCGGACATGTCGAACTTTCGATTTGTACTATGGGACATTGAGTTTCGGAATTCGTGTGCGTGTGCGATGGCTAGGCCGCAGCGGGACGGAAGATCGTCGGGAACCAGCGTGGGGAGTAGTCGCCGGGCAGGTAGTCCGACACCAGCGGCGGGTAGGCGAGTTCGACGCCTGTGATCTCGAAGCTGTAAGGCGCGGCGCTCGAGCGCTCAAGGGTGACGCGAGGGTCCGCCATCAGCTTCGTCAGCGCTCGCTTGAAGTTCTGAGTGCACGAGAACCAGATGAGGAGTGGGCCACCGCTCACCGTGAGGTCGATGTCGCCGAACGGGTTGATGCCGAAGTGGTACTCGAGGATCAAGGCGAGATCGAGAAGCGTCAACTCGCCTTCCTCGACGGTGTTCTCCACCGCGGCCTCGACGACGGCGGCGAGAGTGGCGTCGTCCATGGGGGAGTCGTCGACCTCAGTGTCGATGGAGTCGGTGAGGTGATCGTCCTCGAGTGTCGACTCCTGCGTGATGACCTCCCGGACCTCGTCGAGAGAGTTCGTCTCGAGGACGAGTTCGTGCGAGCGCCAGTGGTTGCCGGTCCTGGTGTCGGTCGTGCACCCGGCTCCGTGGATGGTGCACCGGACAAGCTGGAACGAGTCGCCGCGGACGGACAGGATGAAGCCGCTCTCGCGGGCGAGCGTGCGGGTGTTGCGGATGGTAGACATTGCGCTCCTAGATATTTCGAATTGAGGGGGAGTGTGTGAAGGTTCAGGCACCGACTGGCGTCAGCGCTGCGGCTAGTGAGTCGATCCGGATCCGGATGGTTCGGGTGCCGAAGCGGACCGCCTCCAACTGGCCGTTGCCGATGAGTCGGCGGACGGTCTGATGGTCGACGCCGAGGTACTCCGCCGCCTGGTTGACCGAAAGGTACTTCTGGGTCACATTCCCGTCGGCGGCGGTCAGGTCGGCAATGATCTGGCTGAGGGGGGTCTTGTTGTTCATGGGACTCCGTAGTGGATGGAAGTGAAGCGGGGTCCTCGCCGAGTGTTCGAGTCCCGCGGTGGGTTTCGGAGTCTGCCGCCTCCGTTGGGAACGAAGCTACGGGCGATGTCAGTTGATGTAAAGCGATCTGTGACGGCGTTGAGCACCTGAAAACTGTTGTATGACACTTAAATTGGGCCTCGACATGAAGATTTGACACTTAAGGCCCCAAAGCGACGGTTTGGGGTGTGACGAAGCTAACATTCGAGCGGGCTCGACTGGACGGCCTAGATCATGTAGATGAGTCCTCAGATCGACTGCAGTGCGGCCGATCTCGAGACATAAGAAGGCCCGACCACCGTGGTGATCGGGCCTTGGGGATCGGTGGTCAGCGACCGGCCTGGACGAGCTTGACGATCGGAGCTGCTTCTTCGGGTGTGAGCTCGAGAGGCTTTCGCCAGTCGATCTTTACGAACTCAGGCTGGAACTTCCGCTGACCGCGGGGCGCTCGGAGGATGGTGACGTCGGCGAGCTCGGCGATGACCTTGCCGCGGACGTCGGGACTCAAGTCGTTCCAGAGCTGCTCGACCAGAAAGCCGGACTGTGATGCCATCACCAGTCCGGCGAGCGGTGAACTCGTCTGCGCCGCCGCGAGCTTGGCGTCGATCGCCTCGATCTTTGTCCGCAGAGCGGCGGTACCGTCCCTGAGCTGTGCGGCATCAATGTCACCCGCGGCGAACAATCCAGCGAGCTGACTCAGCCGCTCGCTCAGCCCGTCCCGCTCCACCTGCAGCGCACCGAGGTCGACACCGTCCTCGCGTCGCTCGAGGAGAAGGTGAGCGTTCCGGCGGGCCAGGCGCTTGAGGACCTGCTCGGCGATGTGCTCGTCAAGGGTGGTTGATCGTCGACTCACGTGCGACGTCGATTCGGTACATCGATAGCTCCGCTCGCCCTTGGCGTCGGAGTGGCTCTCCATCGGAGCGCCGCACACTCCGCATCGATAAATTCCGGATCCGGGGTAGCGCCGCTCGTAGGAAACCGATCGCCGACGGGCGGGGTTCGCGAACAGGGCGACCAACGCGCGGTGTTCGTCCTCGGTGAGGATCGAGGGCCAGTTCCCTTTACCGACCTCGCGGCCTTTGTAAACCTGAATCGACGCGCACCGCGGGCTCGCGAGGATGTCGCGGACGGCGCTGGCATCGAATTTTGCGGCCGAGCCTGTCGTCTCAAGCCCGGCCTCGTTCCACTGTCGGGCGACTGCCCTGAGGCTCGTTCCGGAAAGGATCGCCTTCGCTGCGGCCTGGATCGCCGTGGCTTCCGCGGGCACGACCTCGGAGCCGCCCTTGACCCAGCCGAACACTCGCCGCCGTGCCCGCCATTGCCCGTTGGCCGCGGCCTGCTCGTGCGCCCGGACCATTCGATCGCGAGCGCTGTCCACCTCGGCCCGAGCGACCGCACCGAGCAGCCGGGCGACCATCTTGCCTGCGCTGGTCGACAAGTCGAGGTTGCCTGACTTGACCGTCTGGATCGCGACACCGTGCTGTTCGACGAGAGTGATGAACTCCTCAAGCTCGGAGGGGCGACGGTGAAGGCGATCGGTGTGCCACGCGATCACTGCGTCGACGCGACCTTGCTCGATGGCCTCGAGCATCCGCCGGTACGCCGGTCGGGGCTTGCTGCTGTACGCGCTTACGTCGTTATCCGAGAAGACCTCGACGATCTCCCAGCCGAGGCGCGTGGCCAACTCCTCGCAGTCTTGGCGTTGGCGCTCGACACCAAGACCTCCGCCCACGTGGTCGGCGGAGATCCGGGTGTAAATCGAGGCGCGCATGCGTTACATTTTAGACGGTTCTGTCGGCCTGTAGAACCCGTGAAAGCCCATGCCGCTGTTGCTGGTTCGGATCGCGCTGACCGACACCGGATCGCCGGCCTCGACCATCTGGCCGTTGCCGATCACCATCGCGACGTGGCCGTCCCACACCGCGAGGTCGCCGGGCATGACGTTCTCCTGGGCGACCGGAACGCCGACGCTCTGTTCCTGGGCCAGCCGCGGCAATTCCACTCCGGCCTCGCGGTAAGCCCATTGGGTGAGGCCGCTGCAGTCCAGACCCTGGCCGGGCGTCGTGCCGCCCCATTGGTACGGCACACCCTGCTGGGTGAGGGCATTGCGCACCGCGTCGGCGGCCTCCTCGTTGGGGGCCACGGCGGTGGTGCCGTCGGGGAGCACGATCTCGACACCGCTCCCGCCGAAGCGGGGATCGTACGAAGTCGAGCCGCCGGCACTGCCGCTCTCGGTGGATGCCACGGCCGAACCGGAACCGTACGAGCCGGAGCCGTAGGCGACGGGTGCCACGTCGCCGGCCGACGAGCCGAAGGATCCGACGGGCCCCGAGGAGGGACCCGCGAACGCCGACAGCACCCGCCCGGCCACATCGACCTGCGGTGCCACGGGTGCCGCGGGAAGGGTCGCGGACGCGGCGACCGTGCGGGCGTCGTCCGGCACCGGGTCCGGGGCGGTGAGGTCCACGATCTTCGCGGTGTGCGCGGCCAACTCTCCGCGCACTCGCTCGACGACGGTCAGTGCACGCCCGAGGTGTTCTGTCGCGGCACCGATCAACATCATCTGCCCGGCAGGTGTCGCCAGCGCGGGAAGCGCCGAGGACGCGAGTGAGAGGAAGGACTGCAGGATCGCCGCGAGCTCGGCGTTGCCTGCCCGGACGCTCTCGGACGCAGCCTCGACGACGGTCGCGATCTCCCGGCCGCGATCCGACAGCTGCACGGATGCGGACTGTGTGGCCTCCGCTTTCGTGACCGCCGCGTCGGCGGCGACACCGGTCCAGGTGCCCCCGAGTTCGCTGACCCCGGTCCGCCCCACCGCATGGGCGGCGTCGATCGCTTCCGAGGCCGCCCGCAGCGATGCGGCGGGGGAGCCGGCCGGAAGGGCACCGGAACCGAACGCGGCGAGAAGGTCGACGACAGGGCGCGCGAGGACGTCGATCATGACAGCCCGGCGTCCGTCGCGACGAGGGCGCCTGCGCCCGTGTCGATGAGGGCGGCTGCGCCCGCGGCATCGGTCGCGTCGTACGCCGCGGCGGTGCTCGCGGCCGCTGCACTCATGGCCGACCAGGCCGACGACAGTCGCCGCACCTGGGCAACGTGAGCATCCTGAGCGGCCGTGAACGCGGCCACGAAGTCGCCCCCGACGACTCCGAAGACCGGTCCGAGCAGTGCCGGACCCGCCGCGCCCGCGGCTGCGCCCGCGGCCTCGGTCTGTGCGGCCAGAGCAGCGGCCGTCGCGCCGAACGTCGCGATACCTGCCGTCCGTGCCGAGAACTCACCCAT